TAAAAGGCGAGTACATTGTATACGCTGATTACTCTTCTGCTATAAATAATATAAACGCTCAGATTAATTCTATGGGAGCATACCTAACAGTTGCTAGTTCGTATATAGAGACCTTGATGTAATGGCATTAAAGAAATTAAGAGATATTGTAGAACAGTGTTACTTAGGCGGAAAGAATTGCATTACTTCTTTTCGTAAAGTACCTGCTATAGCGTCTACTGCTACTGCTGTTGTAGACTTTTCAATGGCTCCTGGTAATCCAAGAGCTAATTTCTATACAGGAGACGCACTTACTGCTACAACTTTAAATACTGCGTACGGTGTTTGGCATGGTGGTAATGTATCACCGGATACAAAAATCTTACGTAAAATAGATTTTATGGTTCCTCCTGCTACTATATCTCCAATGGAATTATATGCATTAGACTATCTAATGTTTTATCCTTTAATAGACATGGATAGTACAGACGAACAAACGTTTACAAACACTGTTACCATACCAAGATATACGGATGGGAAAGGCGTAAGAGCTTTTTTAGTAGCTACTAATCCTTATGTAGGTGGTGCTCAGTTTAGTATAAAGTATACAAATCAAGACGGAGTTAGTAAGACATCTAGACTACAGACAACTAACACACATACATATATAGGTACAGTAGTACATTCAGGTGCAGTTGCTGGTGTATCCGGTACATTCATAAACACTCCAGACGGGGACGGTATAAGGTCGGTAGAATCAATAACCTTTATGGCTCCTAACGGAGGACTAGCAGCACTAGTATTATGTAAAGTATTAACAGTTGTTACAACTAACTATGTAGCTCCAGCTAAAGCAGAGTGGGATTGTCTTATACAAAAAGGCGAACTACCTGTTATTAAAGACGGGGCTTATTTAAATTTTATAGGACAAGTTAACGGTAGTGCATCAGCAGTCGTTATGTCTGGATTAATAGAAACAGTTTGGAATTAAAAAATATAAAAAATGGGATTTGCAAGTTTTGATGAATTAATAAGTGAAATGACCACTGGCGGGAAACAATGGCGTCAGGATTTCATGAAGACATATACCGGTGGTACTGTGGTTGCAGGTCGTTGGTATGACTTAACAGGGTTTACTGGTTTTCCAGCAGACTATATACACGGTAACCTCGTATCTAACTATACCTTCAACGGAGGTACAGCTCAATGGGCTTTTAGTGCTGGTTGGGCATGGACTGTTGCAACCCATGTAATGACTAAGTCAAACACTAGTAACACTGAAACATTATCACAAGAGATAGACTGTGTTGTAGGAACTGTTTATGAAGTTATATGGACAGCTGGTTCGTACGCAGGCTCAGGTAACATATCAGTTTCAATTGGTGGTGGTACAGCTGTTACAAGAGCAGCTAACGGAACTCATACAGAAACTATTACCGCAGGTGGAACAAACAGTACGTTGTTATTCTCTGTAGCTGGTACGGTAACAGCACTTACAATAGATTTAGTTTATGTAAGACCAGTTGGTTCTTTAAGGTCAGACTTTGTTCCTTATAATGATACTATAGCTAGGAATGCAGCAGGTAAGGACATGGACATACCAATGGGTGGTGTTGTATCTCCTGATACAAAGCATTTAATTAATATGGGAGCATGGACTAACGTTGCTAACGGTGCTCCCGCAGTTGTTATGTTATGTGATTTTATTGGGTGTTATCCAAAGATAGCAACTAACACTACTAACACTACTGTACTAGGCCCTCAGAACGTAATTGCAAACGGTACGTTTACAGGCGGTACTACTAGCTGGACTGTTGGTTCTGGTTGGGCATATGGTACAAATAACGTTGCTAAAAACGCAGCTGGTGTTGGTACATTAGCACAAACTACAACATACGTTCCTGAATCAACTAGACACTATATTGTTAGGTACACTATATCAAACTATACTGTTACAGGCACTATACGTGTAGGATACGCAGGCGAACTTGCACCAATTAGAACTATAACTGGAAACGGAACATATGTAGATGTGGTAGAGGCAACTAGTAACTCAACTGCCTTTACAATAACTCCTTCAGACGGACTCAGATGTACTATAGACGATGTAGTTTGTGGATTAGGCATGCCTAGGTATTTTGATGGTAAAGGTGTAAGAGCATTCTATGTAATCAATACTACTAACGGTGCCAACGCTCAGAACTTTTCAATGAATTATGCTGACACAGACGGTAACGGGTTACAACAACCTGGTGCTGTAGTATCTAATACAGCGTCTGCGATTGCTGGTCATATAGGCCATAGCGGTGTCGCTGCAGGTAACTTCGGGCCATTCCTTCCGTTGGCTCCTGGAGACTTAGGAGTAGTAGACGTACAAAACTGTGCCTTTAGTGCAGCCTCTGCCAGTGCTGGATTTGTCGACCTAGTGTTAGTTAAACCATTAGCAGCTATTCCAATAACAGCAGCATTCTATGCATCTGAAAGAGATTTCTTAAATCAATTACCAGCATTACCTGAATTAAAAGCAGGCAACTGTTTAGGGTTTATAGTATTTGCTGGGGCAGTTATTCCTAACCCAACAATGTATCAAGGTTATTTAACAGCAGCGTGGAGCTAATATGTTACTCAATCAGAACTTAATATATACTGGTAATACCTACAGCTACAGCGGGGGTTTTTTCTTTTGGGGATATTCTGCTGGTAATAGTTCTAATAACTTTAATAAGTATTCGGCACTAAACCAAAACAACAGTATCCCTTCTGGTTATAATCCTCATTATACTTGGGCCCCAGCTATAAAAGGCAATGGCCTAGCTATGTTAGACTACGGCAGTGGGACTGTATCTAAAGCATTATTAGCTAACGCTATTAACTTATGTAACTCTACGTGGGCATTGGTTGGACAAGGAAGTGTAGTACAAGCTAATCTACAGAACCTTGTTAAAATGATTGCCACTATTGTTGGTACAGGTAGTGTTACTAAGGCCGATATGGCATGTGTATTAAAGCTAGTTGCAACTAACATAACAGGTACTGGTAGTGTCAGCAAGGCTGATATGGGGGCTATAATTAATTTATTTGCTACTGTAAATGGTGGTGGAGGAGTTAACTTTGCAAACATACTAGGTAAAGCTTATATGTCTGCTCATATATATGTAAACGAATCAGCTGCGACAACAGAACAACTAGTTGACGCTATATGGGAAGAATTAGTATCAGACCATTTAACACCAGGTTCAGTAGGGTCTGCTTTAAATGATGCTGGTCGCGCAGGTAATCCATGGGGTTCGTCGACTATTGCAAACAATGACCCAGGCACATTTGGTGAACTTGTACAACAAACAAAAGACAAAATAACTCCTTTACCAGGAATGATATTTGGTGCATAATGATTAGTAGACAAGAAGACGGACTGTACGTTATAGACCCTAAACCTGTTGTTAATAGCGATAAGTTTAGAGGGCCTGCTCTTATGTTTAAGAAGCACGGGTACTATACTGCAGCACCTTCTAATACCACGGCTTATATAGAGTATTGGCGTGAGGAAAAGAAAAGAAGTTTAGAAGGATATTACGCTGATGATGGAGACTGGATATCTGGTTTTCATTACTTCTATTTAAACTACTGCCCTATACAGGTTGTTCGTGAAGAGATAATGACAGATGCGCGAGGGCACGTACGTAAGGTAGTAGAGCGTAAGAGGGATTTTCCAGACTTCTGGGACTCTGACTATGACTATTTTACATCAATCGAACACGCACAACGTGAAGGAAAACATCTAGTTGTACTTAAAGCTAGGAGCAAAGGATACTCGTTTAAAGGAGGTTCGATGCTTTGTCGTAACTTCTTTTTAATAAAAGACTCTCTTTCATACGCAGTTGCTTCAGAGATGGAGTTCCTTTTAAAGGACGGACTGTTGTCAAAGGCATGGGAATTCATGGACTTCATTGATCAGAATACAGCTTGGGCTAAGAAGAGACAGAAGATCAACACTAAAACACAGAGACGTGCATCATACATAGTCACTGATGAGTACGGTGTGAAGTCTGAAGACGGATACAAATCAGAGATAATGGGGGTTAGTTTGAAGAACGACCCTGATAAGATTAGAGGAAAACGAGGCCAACTTATCCTTTGGGAAGAAGGTGGTAAGTTTCCACAGTTGGTAAAAGCATGGCAGATTGCCCAATCTCTTGTAGAAAAGGATGGTATTGCCTTCGGACTTATGATTGGTTTCGGTACTGGTGGTACTGAAGAGTCAGACTATGAGGGACTAAAAGAACTGTTCTTGTTCCCTAATGGCTACAATGCTTTACCATTTAAGAATATATGGGATGATGGTGGAGGAACATGTGGTTTCTTCGTACCAGACTATGTTAACATGTACGGGTCTGATAAGGACAATAGTCCTTTCATGGATGTGGATGGTAACACAAATTACCATGTATCTATGCGCCATGGCCTTGCTGCCCGAGCCATAGTGTTAAAAGGTGCTAATGATCGTAATGCAATAGACCGATACATAGCAGAACACCCTTTTAATCCCACTGAGGCATGTTTACAGATTGCTGGTAACATCTTCCCTAAAGAAGAAATGATACGTCATCTGGCGTATATACGTAATACTGAGTCAATTAAGAACTACAAACAAGTAGGGGATTTAGATTTTGGTTTAGATGGTACACTCAAATGGACTCCATCGAAGAAACCTAAAGATATTAATAAGTATAAGTTACGCAAAGAGGACAATAAAAGAGGTCAAGTTGTTATATGGGAACATCCTGTGGAGAATCCTCCTTATGGATTATACATAGCAGGATGCGACCCATACGATCATGACCAAGCAGCTACTAGTGATTCACTAGGTTCCGTACTTATATACAAAAGATTCCAGAACTTTGAGTCATATTCTGACTTACTTGTTGCAGAGTTTACTGGAAGACCAGATACAGTAAATGAATTTTACGAGACAGTTCGTAAACTATTGATGTATTACAACTGTAGGTTGTTATATGAAAACGAAAAACCTGGGTTATTTGCTTACTTTAGTAATAAACATTCCGAACATCTACTTGCCGAACAACCAGATATCATAAAAAGCATCGTAAAGGACAGTACTGTTAAGCGCCAAAAAGGCATACACATGTCTGTAGGTATTAAAGACTGGGCTGAACTAAAGGTAAGAGACTGGTTAAGCGAAGAATATGAACCAGGTAAAAAGAATTTAAATAAGATATTGTCAGAGGGATTACTCGAGGAGTTAATATCATACACCCGTGAAGGTAACTTTGACCGTGCAATAGCATTCATGTTAGTTATGGTCTTTAAAGAAGAGATACATAACACGCATGTAAAGAAAGCAAAAGAAACGGAGGGGGGCAATAACTTGTTCCGTATGCCTTTATTTGCTAAAGGCTCGATCCCAAAATTTATAAATATATAATAGAATGTTAAATACTACAAAACAAAGTACTTTTCCCTCACAAAAACTAGCCATGTCCGCCAAGAACCAGTCATGGAAGGAAGCATGTGTAGATAGTATAGTTGGTAGAGGAGGAGGTTTATTTACGGAACGTGACCGTATGAAGACTGCTTATGATTTGTATAACGGGATCTTTAGAGAAGAAGATTTGAAATACGTTACAAATCCATTTAAGGTAGACGACAGTTTCCCAGCTTCTTTACAAAACTTCAATATAATTAGGCCTAAGATTAATCTTCTTCTTGGTGAAGAGACCAAACGACCGCATAATATAATGGTATTCCAGACCAACGAAGGTGCTGGCGAGAAGGCAAAAGAGAAGATGAAAGCGATGTTAATCGAAGCAATCTTAGCCGATATCAAGAAACAAATACAACCTGAACAAGTTTCCAAAGAGGATGCCGATAAGAAATTCGAAGAAGAAGTAAACAAAATTGTTAATTATGTTAGCAGTAACTACACTAATCCTGCTGAGATAGTTGCACATAGTTCATTGGAGTTTCTTCGTGCTTCGTTAAGACTTGATAATGAAACCTTAAAGGGATTCAAAGATGCTCTCATTGCAGGTAAAGAAATTCTATATTGTGGTATACACAATGGAGAACCCTTACTTGAACGAGTTAATCCATTAGAGTTTTCATGTGACAATGACCCTGAACTGGATAATATAGAGGACGGAGACTGGGCTACAAGGCACATGAGAATGACTCCTACTTCTATATATGATAGGTTTAATGACGTAATGACAGAGTCAGACCTTAACAAAGTACTTGAATTAGTTGAGTCTGGTGGTGGTACTAGTAAGAAATCAGAACAGGAGTATAGTCATATTGAGTTCAAAAACATATCAAACCCTTCCTCTCCCGAGGACGAGAATCTCCAAGCTGCGTATGTGGACGTGTGGCATGTAACCTGGAGGTCATTTAAGAAGGTAGGTTTTTTACATTTCACTAATGAGAACGGTGAGTCTGAGTCTGATTTAGTAGACGAGACATACAAAGAAATGCCAGGTGAGACAATCGAGTGGGACTGGATTACAGAAATATGGGAAGGATACAAGATAGGTACAGACTTATACGTAGGTATTCAACCTCTTGGTTATCAATCAACTTCTATAGATAATCCTAATGGTGGTAAACTACCTTATGTAGGAAGTAACTATAGTGATACTAACTCTACAAACAAGTCGTTAGTAGACATAATGAAGCCTCTCGCGTATATGTATATAATAATATGGTATAGACTCGAGTTAGCTTTATCTAGGGATAAGGGTAAGATTATCAATATGGATATCACCCAGATACCTAAATCAATGAACGTAGATGTCAATAAGTGGTTACATTATCTAACTGCTCTTGGTATCAACTTCATTAACCCTTACGAAGAAGGTTGGGATGTACCTGGTCGTGAAGGAGGAAGACCTGCTTCATTCAACCAGATAGGTGCTCAGGACTTAACAATGACCAATGTTATTGTTAATTACATTGACCTTATGAATAAGATTGAAGAGATGTTAGGAGAACTCTCAGGGGTATCTCGTCAACGTCAAGGTCAGATATCTAGTTCAGAACTGGTAGGTAACGTTGAACGTTC